TTTTAATACTGGCATTAGATTTATTAGTATACCTATCTACTAAATACTCTATAGCATTAATTAAGTTAGTTTCTTTAAGAATATTTCTCCAAAGTTTAACTAATATAGAACCTTCTCTATTATTATCCAGTGGGTCAAATTTAATCTTTTGATTAGATATTTCTTTCATCTATTTTCCTTTTTGTAATTAGTTATTGCTTCTCTGACATTTTCATCAGGATCATCTTTTAAATACTCATGGTATTTGTCGGAATATTCAGCCACAATTAGTCGTACATCTTCATCAGGATCATCTTTAAGCTGTTCGTGGTATTTATCGGAATAGCCAGCCACGGCTACTCTAACATACCAATTATCATCATCTTTAAGTTGCTCGTGGTATTTATTAGAGTATTCTACTACTATCACTTTAATACACCAATCTATATCATCTTTAAGTATATGGTGGTACTTATCTGAATATTTAGCTACAGCTAGTCTGACATGCCAGTTTTTATGAGATGCTAATTTTTCATGTATTTCATCTGTTAACCACACCATGTCTTTAGCATCATCCAATTTAGTTATATAAGCATCTCTAGCTTCACCAGTATACTTTTCAGATATAGCCTCCATAGCTTCATCATAAGTACCTTCCCAACAACCTATGGTGTATACACCATCTTTATATGTTATAACTCTTTTTTCATCACCACACTCTATAGCGAATCCGTCTATAAGTTGTCCTTTTGTTATTACATTGCGCATCTATTTTCCTTTTTGTAATCACCAGTATTCTTACTGGTAATTAAATTTAACAATTATACATTGCTCTATTATTATAATATATGTTTATAATTTTGTTCAATTAGAAATTATTATATAATTATCATATATTGTATTTATTATATTTTCAATATCTAAAATATATGGTTTTATTTTTAAACTATTGCTATATAAATAACCTTTACCTATACTGGATTTAGCAATCTCATATATTTCAATTACATCTAAAATTAAATCTAACCATTTATTAAAAGTTAATTTTGGTTCTGTTAAGAAACTTTCATTATTACTAAAGAAGTACATTATGTATATTTGTTTTATATTTATAGGTGTTATCTTTTTAAATCTAGGATATGTGTTTTCTAAATCACTATTTAGAATAAATTCTAAATCTTCTATATAATCTATTATGTTGTTATTAAAAGTTGTTATATAGAATACTTTATTATAGGGATCTATATCTATAGTTTTAAGATACTCTATTTTTTCTTTTAAAGTCTTCTTTTTATCTGGTTTAAATTTATTAACTAAATTTTTTATTATGTTTAGCATAGGCACTCCTAATGTTCATTAAATGAATGAAAATTCAATTATTATACACTAACAGACTTATAAGTCTGTTAGTGTCATATAGTTAATAATAATAAATTATCTGTTCTTAATTGTACTATAGCTAAATACCCTATAGCTAAACTATCTATCTCGTGTTCTGTTAAATTTTTATTTTTAACAAAAGGTAATATTTCATTATTTTTTAATAAAGCAGCCAACATATCATCTTTATCAGCATTACCTTTACCAGTCATATATTTCTTAATTAATTTAGGTGCGTATTTAAATATGGAAATAAATCTATTATACCTCATAACAGTTAACTCTATAGTAGCAATATATTGCGATAAATATATAGCAGATTTAGGAAATCTATAATTAACAAAAGTATCTTCTATAGCTAATATATGTGGTTGATAACACTCTATTAAAGATTGTATAGATTGCTCTAATCCTAATAATTTATTTTTTAATTTTTCATAACCATTTTCTATATCAAAATAGCTTAAATCTATAAATGTAGTTTCTACATTAACTATGATCAAACTTGGTACAGTTATTGTGAAAATAGACACACCTGTATTACCACCAGGATCAATAGCTAATATTTTAATAGTATCTTCCAAAACATTCCTTTTAACTTATATACATTACATCAATAATACTTCAGACCCACCGATCTCTATTGATCTAATAAATCTACCTTTGGTATCAATGTCCATTATTAAATCAATATCAGTATCTACAAAATAATTAACTTGCACACATTTAGCTTCTACTTTACCATCAGATAAAGTTTTATCAATACCAGTACATACACCTATTTCAGTAATGTTATTATTACCATCATAAAGTATGTTCATAACATTATTAATGTCATTGATATTATCCATATCTAATTCAAATTTTAATTTTATAGATTTTGCTAAATATTTAGTATTTTCATAATCTAAATAATTAGTATTAGCAGCAGGTTTTGGATATAATATATCTCTTCTATTAGTATCAAAATAACCTAGCTTACCAACATTATCAACTATATTAACTTCAAAAATACCAGCTTTCATATCAATCTCTGGTATAACTTTTAAATAATAACAAAAGTATTCTATGTTATTGTGTATCTCTCTTATTCTAAATCTATATTTAAGTTGTTCATCAGGAGTTAAATCATTATCTACTGTTCTCATTACAAATGGTATTTGTTCGAACAATGATGCATCTTTAGCAGTATGCGTAGAATGCTTTAATCTACTATCACCAGCTTTAGCACCACCACCAACACCTATACATAAATATTTAATAGTAGGATATACACCATCTGTATACTCAGTACTTAAAAAAGAAAATTTTTCATTTAAAGTTGTATTAGGTAATACTTCATAAGGAGCACCTAACATCATATGTGATTGTAAATCTAACGCATAAATAGTTCTCTGTGAGTTTATAATCATAATCATTCCTTAATATTAATCAAACAATATCTAGAGATATAATATTGATTGAAATTAAAATATAGGGATTATTATGTTTGAAGATATTCTAAGTGTCGAAGATATAGAAAATGCTACTAAAGAAATGGAACAATATAGTGTGCTACCTAATGTATTAGCAACATATAGTAATGTTAATTTATCTACAGAAATGAGAGATTCATTACTAACAGATACTATGGAAATTTTAGGTGTAACTGAAACATATGACTATTCTGAAGAATCTATAGGAAGTATTATCAAAACTATGATAGATACTTTTAAACAAATATTATCTACAATATGGACTAAGATAATTCAATTAGTTAAAGCTATAATTAATTACTTTAAAAAAGATAATGAAATAGATGAAATGTTAAATGGTTTAGATGAAAAATTTGATAAGAAATTTCTGTCTAAAGAAGATGATAATAGAGTAATAACAACTTTACCATTAGCTAACTTTTTAATTGTTAAAGATATAGATAAATTAGCACATCAGAAATACTTATATATAAAAATGACTGAAGTGAGAAAAGATATATTAACATCTGTAATAAACTATATAACATATATTAATAATGAATTAAAAAGAAAAAATATTATAAATTTAAATTATAAATGTTATAAAGATTATTTCATGTCTTATGTTAGTGAACTTTACAATAATGATTCTGAATTATCTATAATTTTAAATAGATATAAAGATAAGTTAGATGATGAAGCTGATGGGTTTAAATATATATTTGGTTATAATCAAAATAAATCTTATGTTATTAAACCTTTAGACCCTATATCTATGTTAGCTTTAGTTAGTTATAATAAATCTGTAGTAACTATAGATAGTAACTTTAATAAAGATATTATACACAAACATTTAACTGTACTATCTGATAAGAAGGGTTATATAGTTAAAGAAGAACATGATATTATCACCATATTTAAATTATTAAAAATCACTAAAGAAAAATTAAATAAAAAGATAGACCAGTTAGAAAATGAACATAATATATTAGTAGTACAAAAATATATTAAAGAATTAACTACAACTATACCATTGATGGTTAGAAGTATGTTAACAACTAATTCATATATGTATAACGACTACAAAAATAATATTAAAAAAATATATAAATCCATATAGACTACTTATAAGTAGTCTATATGGTTAGTCATGCTGCATGCAATCTATATATAGTTTTTTATGATCTTCTGGTAAATTTTCATAAACCATTTTAGCTAATTCTCTTATCTCTTCTAAAGCAGCTTTAGATGTTCTAAGATTTAAGAAATTTCTTAAACTACTATAACCTATAGTAAAAGTTAATTCAGTATAATAACATTCTGGTAAGTTATATTTAGCTACATCATTAGAAATACCATTAATTATAGATGTTCTTAATAACTCTAGTTCTATAACACTATTAGTATCTACTAATTTATTACCAGTAAACTTAATATATTTACTAGCTCTATTTTTATTAAACTTATTAATATATAAACCAGTTCTTTCTATAATATCAGTAGACTCTAAAACACATCCATTAAAAGATAAAAAAGTATCTTCTTTTTTTAATTCTTTTAAAGTATATCTACTACTCTTAACACTAAAGTTAGTATCATATCTATGTCTAGCTAATTCTTGTAACAATGCTCTTGTTACACCTTTAAAATAGAAGTTATAACTTAAATGTTCTTTAAAATACTCTATATCTACATCACTGTAATTTAATAATTTAACATTCATCATTATCTCCTGTAAACAAAAATCTATATTCATCAGGAATAATAGATTCAATAAGTAAATCTTTACTTAATAAATTATTGTCATAAGCAGACATTAATACTCTTAAGTTAGTAGATACTACATAAGTTTCATCATCTTTGACTTCTATTTTACTAAAAGGATCATTTATAAAAAAACTAATACATTCAGTAACATCAGTATTCTCTAAATATCTTTTATCTTCTTCATCATTATGATTTACTTTAAAGAGATAAATTACTCTTAAATGCTCTATAGTACTCTGATGTTTAAATTTTCTACTTACTCTATAGATTCTTTCATGATCACATTCTTCTTTTTGTTTATCCCAACATGTACCTATTGCGATATCACCTATCTCTATAGGTGTGGTATAAACCACATCTACCTGAGTTTTATCAAAATTACTCATTACTTTCTCCTATTTCTTTTTTTAGAAGCTTTTGCTAATTTAGCTTTCTTTTTATCTTTAGGTTTTTTACCTTTAGACTGTTTCTTACTAGGATTGAGTGACTTAGCTTCCACAGCTTTTTTCAATATAGCTTCTACTTCTGCGTCAGCTTGTTCTATAGTCACATCATTATCAGTACCGGGGGTTACTTTTAATTCTGATTCTCCTGGATTTTTCTCTTTAACACTGATATCAAAATCAGTTAATTTCTTTTCAGACATTTCATTCCTTTAAAATAATTTATATTTACCAAGTATGTCGCTCAATTGGTAATTTCTTAATCGCTCTAAACTATTAACACAATCTTCTATATTATAGTAATCCATAATAGTGAAAGTATTGTTTTTAATAGTTCTAGGTTGTATATTTTTAATTTCACTAGATGTCAAAACACAAATAGGGAATTTGTGCTTCTCTTTTTTAATTTTAGAATTCAATCTCGCATTGTCCACCTGAACATCCTTGTGATCCTAATGTATCAATATCAACATATTCTTTTTTACCTAATTCAGTAACCCAATTTATATCATGTGCGTTATTTGTAATTTTCCACCACTTATGTAAATTATATACATCTTTTAAACAATCAGAACAATCTTTATTAGATTTAAAATTACTAGCAAATTTATTAAATCGTCTAACAAAATCTCTTTTTAATAAATCTTTACTACTATCAGTTAGCTCTAGTCCTTCACCCAATGCAGTATTTATAGCTGTCCATAAATCATTATTATATGCATTTAATCCAGCTTCAATAAGTGCTGAAGTGAATAATGAAATTTCACCATATTTTTCAACAATTTCTTCATGAGTTAATACTTCTGTAAATGGTGCTTGTGGGTATGCCTTATCACCAGCTGCTGACAATAAAGAAACCCCACATAAACTATATCTATTATCATAAATATATTTAGTTACTTCATCCCAATCATCAACAGTAATAGTATTAGATACATTATGTTTAAGAAATGGTTTTACACATAGTTCTTTATTAGTACCATATTCTATCCAATTCTCTTGAGCATTTTTAACATATTCTAATTGTTTTACACCTAATAAATCAGATTTATAAATACTGCCTTCTTTAGGTTCAATAGGGAATCCTATTACATAATCGGTTTGTGACCATACTGAATCTTCAACCATATGTGGATTAGTTTTTTCAAACAGATTACCGACTTCAGCTGTCTTATTCATTTGTACATGTCTAATATACCTTTTAGAATGTTCTCCGTGTATACCTGACGCACAACCTAATAATACACTAGCATTACCACTAGGTTTAACAACAGTAGTTCTAGCAGCTTGATTAATGCCTATAAGTTCAGCAACTTTTTTATTCCACTTTTTAACTATTTCAGCACCAGTTCGTTGTGTTTCTTTATCGAATAAAATATCTGGGTTATTCATCCACCCAGTAATACCAACACCAATAAGAGCTTCACGTTCAACAATGTTAATACTAGCTTTTTCTAAATAATCAAATTTAGTATACCCAGCTTGTAAAGTACCTAATATAGCACCAGCTTTACATTGTTTATAAAAAATCTCTTTATCATTTGATTTACCACCGTTTATTTCTGTAAGGTTACACATCTGCCATCCAGAATCACCATTTTCATCATAACCCTGCATACCTACTTCAACACAAGGATTAAATAACATATCTAAATCATCAGACCAAACAAAACCTGGTTCACCTGAATGTTGTACAGATTTCATAATTTCATTAAATTCTTCAAAATCAGTAGAATCTCTTAATAATACTGCGGAATTGTTACTTCTTCCTCTTTGTCCATTAGTGATAAACCAATCACCAGTTTTAGCTTTAATCATATCTATATCGTCATGACTAAATAAACAAATTGATGCTGCTCTTCTAACACCACCAGAAATTACTGCATCAGCTATATGCATAATAATATCATACGCTACAATAGTTCTAACAGTATTAATACCATTATTTATTTCATTAGATAACAATTCTTCAATTTTATATAAACATTTTCTTAATGGTTCTGGTCCAGGTGCTTTAAACCCACCACTTATCATAGCACCTTTTTTACGTATTTTACTTAAATCAAATACTATCGGTGATTTAGCCCATTCTGATTCAATATCGAAAAATGATTTCATCAATACATCAACAGCATTAGCCCATCCTTCAATACTATCTTCCACAATATATGACTTAGGTTCTTTATCTCTAATTGTTATTTTAGGTAATTTTTCTATATGTTGTTTTTGTACAGAAAAACCAACACCACAACCACATAACATTAACCAAAATGCTTCTGAAAAGAACTTAACTCTATCACAATAAGATGCTGTACAATTATACATTTTAGCATGTTTATTTAATAATTGATCACCACCAAATTGTAAAGCTCTTTGAGCACCTAATACTTCTTTATTTTTATAACTGTTAGAACTATATTCAATCAGTTCATTAAGCTCAGGTGTCATTATTTCAGAATAATAACTTCTATGCATACTCATAACTCTATCTACTGCTTCTTCCCAAGTTTCATATCTATTTTTATCTTCTAAAAATCTTGCATAAGATTCATAAAATTTTGCTTCTGACATTAGTTTTGATGTTTTCAAATGTTATCCTTATTTTTTAAATTTAAATTGTTTAGTATGTGGTATAGTACAATTAGTACAATCACATATTTTATTATTATTTATGACTATATTATCTGCAAATTTAGAATTTATTTTACAGAAAGAATCATCTCCTACTATTACAAAATGTGGGCATGCACAATGAAAGCAATTAAGATATTCAATGTCATGACATTTTTTATTTAATTCATATAGCGGACAAAAAGAACTTTCTTTTAAAGACATATTATCATATTCAAAATACTCATATATTTTTTCTTCTGAATAATTTAATTTTTTAAGTTTTTCAACTATTTTATTTCTTTTATTAAAAAAATCTTTTCTCCAATCAGCATACGTCATTATTTTCCTTTAAAAAAATATGTATTCGTATAAAAATTAGTATATATAGCTTTATCACCAGTTTTAACACTATCTATTAAAGACCAGTATTCTAAACTATTTTTACTTTTTAAGTTATATACAAAATATACTTTAGTTTCATTTTTCTCTAATTTTTTAAACTGATTTCTAGTTAAAGTTTCATCACCTATTTTTATAGGTATATTTCCTATATCAGGTATATCTACATTTATACATATATCATTTTGTGCTAAAATGGTATTAGGTTTACCTTTAGCATCTACACCATAAACTTTATCTGTGATATCTATATATTTAAATATATTTTTATCCTCTTCGTAATCAGCTATTACATTATTCAATAACATAGTTTTATCTAATGCATTTTTAGCTAACCCAGGTGGGTATATTTCACTACAAACCACATCTTCTTCTAATATAGTTAGAAATTTTCTACCACGTAAATTAGGTATATAAATATCATTACCGAATAATTTCTCATATAGTAATGCTCTTTGTGAATATAACGCTACCATGTTTATAGATGATATCAATGATAAACTATTTAAATAGTTATTATATGTAGTTATAATATTTTCAACTTTCTCTATAGGTTCACTAAGTTTAACTAACCCAAATGTAGCAGTATTACTTTTTCTACCAACTTCTTCATCTTTAGCATAGTTCAATACACAATAGAAATTTTCACTACCAACACCTCTCATAAAGAATAATTGTTTATAGTTAATAAAAGGATGTTTCTCTTCTGTTAATTTCCAATACTTACCAGTAGTATGTTGTATATTAACTTTAGACTCTCTATATTTATTACTATTATTTCTACCTAAAAATGCTAATCTATCAGCAGTATTATTACCTAGTGATGTACTATGTGCTAATACTTTAATTATGGATAATTTTATACCTCTAGACTCTAATTCTTTAAGTTCTTTTTCTGCTTCTAAATATTTATTATGGTTAGCAGTAGACTGGTTATCCCATGTTCGTTGGTCATCTAGTTTAACTTTCTGAAACACACCCATAGTATAAGTACTATCTGTTTTAACTAAAATAGTTTTAATGTTTAAATCTGATGATAATGTATCTCTTATAGCATATAATACACCATCTATTTCACCAACATTATTAGTTCCGTCTAAAGCATTACTAATATACCCATCTATATAATATTCAGGTATAACTGTTTGTATATCTTTATCCATTTGACCATTTTCCACATAACCAATATTAGTTATATGGTATTTACTTGGTCTATCACCACTTTTACTACCTAATTTATTTTCATTATATACGTACCCATGTAAGCCAGTTCCGTAACCACCAGGGTTATTTGGACCAGCACTACCATCGCTATAATATATAGCATGAAATATCTCTTCGTTATTATTTTCTTCATTCATTTTACATCTCCATTTCTGCAACCAATTGGGTCAAATTAAAAAATAGTACAGCCGAATTTGGCTATACTATTTAATTACTTTAACTATGTTAATTAACATACTATCTGCTTGATTAACTAGATAAAAGATAGATACTGAAGTAGTAATTAATTCAGCTAAACTTTCAACAGTATATCCTAAATCGCTAATAATATTTTTAGAGATAATAATATCTTCGTCTACTAGTAAATCATATAGATCATTAACTTTACTATTTAACTTATTGATCATCTTTTCTAGATCTTTAATATTCTTATATGTTAGTAAACTATTAGCTTCATTAAGATTTTCATTTATAATTTGTAAACTATTTAAATTAGGAAGTACTTCACTAATTTTAACTATATCCTTAGTTCCATTAGGATCTATAAGTTCTGCAATAACTTTAGACATGTTATTTTCTATTTTTTCTATTTCAACATATGTTCTAATAGGTTTAACACTACGTCTGTATTCATCATCTGCTAATACTTTACTAACTAGTGTATCAACAGTATCAACATGTTTTAAAAGATCTTTATTTAATTCTAAAGTACTATCTTTTAATTTATCACTAAGTGTTAGTAGGTCAGTTTTAAGTCCTAATATACTACCTACATTTTTATTAGCAACATCAGCCATTTTAACATTATCTAAAATATATTTAATATCTTTTTTAAGTTTTAAAACAGTTTTAGCTTGTTCGCTAAGATCTCTTTTTTTAACAGATTTTAATCTATTTTCTGTAGTAGTGAATGATTTAATAACATCTGAAAATTTAGTAGTAAAATAATTACTAACATTATTAACAAATGAACCCATATCCTCAGTACATAACATGTCTGCTCTTGATCTTAAATCAGGTATTTCATTTTTAGCTTTATACAGCTCGGCAGCTACATTAAATTGCATCTGGTATCTCCTATATTATAGTTTAATTCAAACAATACCATAGAGGAATTTTAATCCTCTAGATATTTAAAATACTCACCCTTTCTAGTTGGTTCACCTGTTCTTAATGATCTAACTATTGGTTTCTCACTATATTCAGTATTTTCAATGGCTTCTGATATAGTATCATATATTTTTTCTTCACCATCTTTATTAATATACGATATTCTTTTACGTTTATATTTTTTGTACTCTTCTATTCTAGTATTTAATAAATCTATACTATAATCATCTTTATATATAAGTATATATCCATTTAAACCAGATTTAATTTTACCATTAGCAGCTGATCTAACTCTGTTTAATTCATTATCATTTAGATTATCTTTACCCAAAATATCTTTAGCTACTTCTATTATGGATGAATAATTTTTATATAATTTACCGTCATGTGTAAACGCTATAACAGCTTTATATTTTCTAAACACATTACCATTTTTATTTTCGGTACCACTTTCTTTTATTCGTTCTAATATTCTTTTAAGATCATTTGCGTTATAATCTTTAGAATACATATATACTTTACCGTTTATAGGATTTAAATTACGTCGTAAGTATTCGCCTAAAGTACTTGGTTTTATACCTGAATATTCTGCTGCCTCTTTAATAGAACCACATCGTTTATAAACAGTGCCATCTAAATTAAATATATCGACACCTTTATGTTCTTTTTTATTATTAGTATCCCATGTAACTAATCTAATATTCTCAAAACTATAACCTAGGTGATTGTAAATTCTATCTATAGATGGTTTTAATTTAATATCGTAATTACTCTTAACCCACTCATCATACATTCTGTCATAACTAGGATGTCTATTTAACCACTCTTGTAATTCTTCTTTAGTATATGTAGGCTTAGGATGTTTTCTTTGTATAGATTTAGATACTTGATTAGAATATATATGCCAACCTAATCTATCTTTTCTTTTAGCAATACTATTACGACATTCTAAACAATCAGTACTATAACCATCTAATGTTTTTGAATTCTTACTGAATTTATTTTTAGGTAACATTCTTTTACATACGATACATTTTTTAGTATCTGCATTCATAGCTTCTTCTTTCATTTTATCTACAGTTGTAAATGTTATGTTGTCTAAAGTATAACCCTTAGATTTATCTATTAATTTAAGTCTTGGTGTTTTAGATAATGTTTTTCTATCCCATTCTTTATGTAGCTTCATGAAGTCACTATCTTCTTTAAGGAATCTGTCCCAGAACTCCTCTCTGGTGAATTTAAGATCAGTACCTTTCTTACTATGATATCTATATATAGATGATAGAACTAAGTTAGGTTCTTTTAATTTATATTGTACACATTTTTTACAATAGTCATGATGACCATCAGCGTGCCCTCTAGCGTTAGAACCAACTTTACCGAAGTCTGATAAGGGTAGCTCTAGTTTACATCTTGTACATACCTTAGTTTTAACCTGAGCGCTATGTAGGTTCTTAGTGGATATTTGTATATCATCAATAGTAACTTTATTACTACCGATAGATTCTTTAGTGAAAGGTATTACTATTGGGAAATCTTTTTGATCTTTGGTTTCAGTATATCTATTTAATATAGATATGAATTGTCCGTCGATACTTAACTTTTGATAAAATTGTTCTAAAGAGAAATTAACTATTAAGTTTTCTTTAGCCGCAATTATCTTAATTACTCTATATAGGTTACCTATTATCTTAGGTACATTGTTCTGTGTTAACATGTTACAGTCCTTTAAATTATTTTTTTATACCACGATTTTAGTTGAAGTTATAAAAATGTAGTACTCAATATAATATGTACTAAAGAAAATTATAATAATCAAATTAAATATATAAGATTATTATACTTAAATATACAAAGGAATAATATGTTAAAATTCAATTTAGCCAAAAAGACAATGCCTAAAATAGGTATAAATATCGGTAGTTTATTCGATATACCAACTGGTACTTTTATAATCGGTGCCAAGGGTGAAACCATACTAAATGGGGGGCTTTCCAGCTTAACGTCATTAACAGGAACAGGAAATAGCTTCAAATCGACTATTATACATTATATGATGTTATCGGCTGCAAATAAGATTAAGTATAGCACAGAGACTGCTATGACTACATACGATACTGAGGTAAATATTTCGTTAGATAGATTAACTAATTTAGCTACTAGATTTGAAAATTTCGATGATGGTGTAATTATGGGTGAGAACCCTATTTGGAGTATTACTGATAAAAGTTTAGCTACTGCTGATGAGTGGGTTAATGAATTAAATAAATACGCTGATGCTAAAGCTAAAGATAAGAACTCTATGATTACATATACAGCTTTTAAAGATCCTTATAGTAACCAGCCATTAAAAACATTAGTACCTACATTTGTAGAGATAGATTCATTAAGTGAATTTGAAGCTAGTAGTACTGTTGATCTTATGGATAAAGATCTTGATGATAGCAAGACTAATACAGCATTTATGAAACAAGGGTTATTTAAAACTAAATTTATTAGTACATTACCAAGATTAAGTAACAGTGCTAATATTAACATCTTAACTACTGCACATATTGGTGAGAAGATAGATATGAGTAGTGGTCCTGCTATGTATAACCAACCTACTAAGAAACTACAATATCTTAAACAAGGTGATAGTATTAAAGGTGTTAGTAACAAGTTTTTCTTTTTGATTAATAATGGTTGGTACGCACATACTGCTAGAGTATTAAAAAATCAAACTACTAGATTACCAGAATATCCTAAAAGTAAAACTGATAATAGTGAAACTGAATTAAATGCTGTAAGGTTAACAGCTTTAAGAAGTAAAAGTGGTGCTAGTGGTTATACATTAGAATTAGTTATTTCTCAAAATGAGGGAGTGTTACCTAGCTTAACAGAATTTCATTATATTAAAACTAATGGTAGATATGGTATAGATGGTAGTATGACTAATTATCATTTAGATTTATTACCAGATTTGAATCTTAGTAGAACTACTATTAGAAGAAAAATAGATGAAAATGAAAAATTAAGAAGAGCATTGAATATAACTAGTGAGATGTTACAGATAGCTACATTCCACCCACAGTATATTAACAATGGTTTATTATGTACTCCTAAAGAGCTTTATGATGATTTAAAAGCTATGGGTTATGACTGGGATATTCTATTAGATAGTAGAGGTTTTTGGGTTCCTGATCAGTATGCTAAAGATGTTAAACCATTTTTATCGACAGTGGATCTATTGAAAATGAGAAGAGGTGATTATATACCTTATTGGTACGATAAAAGTAAATTAAAATTGGAGAAAAAATAATGAGTAAAAAGAAAAAAGTTCATAAGAAAAAAGATGATGGTAAACTACATATTAACCCTATGGATCTTTTTAATAGACCAAGAGAGGTAGGTGATTTAGATTTAGTTACATTAGTTAGGATTAATATTGATAGTATTGCTGGTAATGAAGAACATGGTAAAGCATTTTTAAATATTCCAGATATAAAATTTTGTATGAAAGCTAACCCAGTAGCACAACGTATGATCATTAACAGAGTGTTAGTGAATAAGTTACTTATTTTTAGAAGTGAAAATGAGAAATCTATAAATGGTGTATTGCCCTTTATAGCTAATGATGGTTATCTAGAAGATTGGGTAACCTTATTAAAAGAAATAGTTTTACCATTTTGTATAGAAAATTCAGTTTTTATTGAAAAATCTAATAAGGAATAGTTATGGAAGATAATAGATTAGAAAGATTAGTAGAACTTGGTAAAGATAAAAATGATAAAACTTATACAGGTAACCAATTATTAATTACTATAAGTGATACATTACCTATTGTTATTTTAGATGATGCTTTAGTAGATAATAATAAAGTATTAGAAACTAATTATAATGGTAATAGTGATGGTGAAGAGGATGATAATAAAAATTATTTAATAGATAGAGCTTATGAAGATAAAAATAGTAAAGAAAGATTTATCTATGTAACAAGAGTTAATTCTGGTGTTAGTAATAACTTTGTAAGATTATATTATGATAGAAAATATAATGATATTATAGTGATTCCTAATTTAGAATATATTAACCAAAATGCTAAGGGTAAACTATATAGCATACAAGCTTCTAGAATAGGTGGTGGTGCTCATAATAAAAATGAAGTAGCTAGTGATCTTGTTCTTAGTAGAGATAGTGTCTTTAAATTACCAGAAACTAAAGAAAATGTGGATAATAAACATTACTTCATGAGACTACATGGTATCAGTACTAGTTCATTAAGTAACTTCTATATTAGTGTAGATGGTGACCATAGGGTTAGAGATAAAAAACTAGCACCTACTGGCATGTTATCATTAGGTAGTATGAGTGATCTTTTTGTTAATGAAGAAGTATTGCCGTCATTTACAGTTTACCAAATAACAGCTGATAGATATGTTAGTAAATATTTAGGTAATGTTATTCCAGATAATATCTATATCCCATTAACATTTTAATATAGTAGCTAGGGAATATCCTAGTTGCTATATTTTTAAATTCTATCATTAAGGTGAACAAATGAAAAATAGAAATAAAGCTGAAAAATTTATTTTAGAATATATATTAAAAATAGCTGGTGAAGAAAATCATAAACTTTATAAAGATAGATTTAAATCTATGAATAATAAAGAATTTGATAATTTTATGTTAGATCTTGAAAAAGGTAAAATTAAATTATCTATAATAGCTCCTAATAATAGTAATGTTAAATTAGATGCTGAGAAGAATATGAAGATAGCTAAATCTTTAGGTTATGATTTTTTCCAACATATTAAAATAAATAATATGGGTACTGAATATATTACACCTAACAAATATATGGTGCTTAATATACCAGTTAGAAGAGCTGCTCAGTTATTAACTAAGAAAATATCTATACCTACTGATGATAAAGCTATAGACTTAACAACAGGACAAGTTACTGGTAGAAGTAAAGCTAGTAAAATAACTATGCCTGAGCTACAGTTATTGACGAGTATGGGTTTAAAGGATTCTGTTGTAGAATTAATGAAGATAAGAGGTGGTGACTTAGGTGCTAAAAATGCTATGACTAAACTATTACTTAAACAAGGTTCTGTTAGTCAAAAAGTATTAAATAACTATGCTACTGGTGTAGTTAGTACTAAAACTATGAAAGCTTATTTTAGAAGTATGATGATCAACCCTACAGGGATTTAAAGAATATACATAGTAGCTAATATGCTACTATGTATATCATATTTCTATTTCACCTATAAGGTTAGGTTCAGTTGTAGAACCTGTTGGTTCATCACTAGTGTTATCTGTAGTATAAGCCACTACTGGATCTATAACATATTCACTTAATGTATTTATAACATCATGATCTTTAGTTTTACCTTTAGTATCAGAATCTTCAAATGTGTTAGCGTTAGCATTGATATTCGGTATATAATATGGGATACAATCATTATAAACTTCTAAGTAAACTCTAGGAGTAGTTACTTCTCCTATGATTTCATTATGCTGGACATAACTATATGCTAAGCCATCCATTTTTGTTTCACATAAAGTAATGTTGTTATCATTATCTATATAGAAACCATCTAATCTATCAGTAAAGTTATTAGCTAATGTTGCTATATGTGTCTTATTAAGCTCTAGAGGTACCATAGAGGCATTTTCTACTCTTATGACACCCTTTGATACATGATTAACTCCAACAGCCGTATACTTCGAATATAGGCTCTTAGCATCATCAGAAGAATAAATCATCTGCGTAGTATAAGATGTTAGTTTATTAAATATAGAAATAAAGTTATTATTAAAATCTATAAACTGTTTATATATATCAATATCTATTTCTGTAAATACTGTCAATAACTCAGTTATGGTTCTAACTGGGTCATAGAGTTCTATAAACTCTATCACTAGACCATTCTCTAATAATAAATCATCTATACGAGTACCCTCTGGTCCTAACTCTATAACTCCTCTATCTAATATTCTATTAGCAACTGCTTTTATATCTGTACTTAAAGATAATGTTTCTATATTACTATCAATAACTCTAACTAATTGAAATAGTCCTAATGTTTCTAATATAAAACTTCTATATTTCTTTTCATTAGATATATAATCTATAACTGGTAATTTATCTAATATAACATCTACTATTTCACCTAGATCATCTTTAGTAAATAAGTTATCTATTAATCTATCTTTATCATAACTATTATGCACAACATTATTATAATAATATTTATCTATTACTGGGTTATCTTCAGTACTATAGAGTAATGATATCATTTTTAATAAATATAGAAATCCTTGTTTAGGAGATAATGTATAGCTAGCTTTAGTATTTGGATCTGTGAAATATTTGATTAAGTTATACTTATTAGTAGTAGCCTTATAAATCCAGTTGTCCATAACTGTTTCTAAGAAATTTAAACCATAAACATCTAATAGTTTAATAGAGTTAATATCTAGTGTTTTAGTATCCTCTAAAAGGATATTTTTATTAGCTATTTTATTTTTAAATACATCTATATAAAAATCATCATCACCGTATTGATTACTATCAACAGTATCTGCTGTTAGTTGTGACATTATTAATGACTCAGTAGACCTAGATGTGTTTTCATCTAGTATATAGCTGTCATTAAGCGGTATAGACACTATTTCAGGTTCAGATGGTACAAAAATAGATTCTTTTAAATTAGGATTAGTTTTTAAATAAGATTCTTTAAATCCTAAAACTAGTTTACCAGCACCTACGTTATTAGCTTGAAATATTTTATCTAGAATTATCTCTAGTGTATTTTCTTTACCTACATGTTTTTTAAGATACTCTAAGTTATTATATAACCACCATAATGATTTTTTATTAAGTACTTGTACATTTTCCCATAAATTAAAATTAGATCTAAAATAGTGTTCTAAATGAAACATATTAGCTTCATTAGTAAATACTTTAGATAACCTAATATTCATAATTTTATTAGGTAATGTAGAGTATAATACACTTAATAATGAAGTTAAATATAACTCATCGGTTATATTGTATTCTCTTAGATACCATCTATCTAAAAATAATTTAATATAGTCATTGATAGCATTAATTAAATATAGTTCTTGATCTTCTATTAAAAATTTATTATATGCTAATATTGTGCCATCTTCAGCATTTATAGCATATTCTAAATCAACTGGATTTATACAACCATCTATATACCCTATATCATTTGGGTACTTTAATACTAAATCTAAATAACTAGAACCTTTCTCTAAAAGTAATTTTTTAGTATCAGTATATTCGTCTAAAAGTTCTTTAGTTAATAATTCTAGAGTATTAGTTTCTAAAACTGTTACATAAACATCGTTATTTGTAAAATGTTTCATACCTGCTAGGTTTAAAAAATATTTCCACTGATGTTTATCTGAAGGTATATCTATACCATATTTAAGTTTTAAACTATTATTTATTTGTATCGGTATATCTGATATTTTAATAACTATAGATTTAGCTAATAAAATGTTATCTGATATATACTTTTCTATAGTATACATAAATGAATCCTTTGGAGTTAAAAATGAAAAGCAGTAAAGCAAAAATACCTAAATTAATTAATGATAATGATGAAAACAAAGCCATATTCAGTAAATTAACAAAAGCTAAAAATAGTACCACTAATATTGCTAATAGTCTCGGTGATCTAAAGCAAATTAATGCTAGCACTATCGAAAGAATTAAAAATAATGAAGATATAACACAACTATTCCCAGATGTAGAATTATCTATACAAATTTTAACTTCTTCTATTTTAGCACCTAATGATATGTTAACACCTACTATTAAATATGTTAAACCAGAACTCAATATTGGTACTGAAGTAAATGATTTATTAAGTAGTGAAATTAGTACTTTTATTAATAAAGAATATGATTTAATAGAAAAGCTTCCAGTTATGATTAGAGAAGCACTATTCACAAAAGGTAGTTATGTAGAAGCCATTATACCAGAAGCTAGTATAGATGAAATAATAAATAGTGATTTATATGTATCTAGTGAAAACATGACAGAATATCTAGATGGTATAAGTGATATAGGTTTATTAGGTGATATAGGTAATGAATCATTAGATCTATCTGAATTTGTGAGTGAAGATATCAATCCTAAAAAAATAGAAATTAGTATTGAAGATTTAAATGTAACTATAAGTGATGATTATAAAGTATTAATAACACCATTAGCATATACTAAAGATATTGATAATAAAGTAAATAATAAACTAAGTTTAGAATCTATAAATATTTCTACAGAAGAGAATAATTTACTAGATGAATTATTCAGAACACCTAGTTATCAAGATGAACCTTTTATAGCAGTTAAAACTGCTGATGAAACTATTAGAAAATCTATAGGTAAACCATTAGTTATGAAGCTACCTACAGAATCTGTTATCCCTGTACATAGTGTTAATGATGTAACAGAACATTTAGGTTATTTTATTTTATTAGATCAAAATGGTACTCCTGTAAAAACTAATTTTAAACATATAGATGATGATATGATAGGTAATCTTATAGCTAAGAAAGATACTAAACTAAATATTATTAATAAAGCTAAAAAAGCATTACACGGTATAACTAAAAAAGATCCTGTTGTTAAAGATATGAAAAATATCTATAATAGTATAATAGAAAATACTTTAAAGAAAAAATTAGCTACAGGTAGTTATAATGGTATAGCCACTATTTCTGATGCTGAAGATGTTTACCAGACTATGTTCTTTAGAGGATTAGAAGGTAAAAAAACTAGATTACTTTATGTACCTAAACAAATGTTAGAATATTTTGCATTTGATTATAGAGATAATGGTACTGGTAAAAGTATGTTAGAAAAAGTATCTATGTTATTTAGTATTAGAAGTATATTGTTATTCACTAGATTAATGGCTAATATTAAAAACTCTGTAACTACTACAGAAATAACAGCTAAGTTAGATGATGATGATATGAACCCAGAAGTAACTATGGAACAAATCATTTCTGAAACTATGAAAACTAGACAGACACAGTTACCTATCGGTGTTACTAAAATAGATGATCTAGTAGACTGGAGTCATAAAGTAGGATTTAAATATAATTTTAAACATCCTAGATTACCAGATATAGATATTGATATTAACGATACTAATACTAGTAAAGTAGTTCCTGATGATGAATTAGACGATATGATTCAAGAACACATCATCATGAGTTTTGGTCTAACAACTGAATTAGTTAAAAGTGGGTATGATCCAGATTTTGCCACTACTGTAGTTGCTAAGAACATATTATTAGCTAAAAGAGTAATAATGCTACAAGGTAAGTTTACTAAACATTTAAGTAGTTATATCAGAAAGTTAATACTTAATGACCCTAGAATATATGATAAAGTTAAAGATATTTTTAAAAATAATCTTTCTAGTATTAAGAAAAGATTAAAGAATGTTGATGGTATTAAAAAAATAAAATCTGATGATATTTTTATAGACTATTTAACTAAAACATATATACATGATTTAAAAGTAGAATTACCTAAACCAGAAGTTACTGAAAGTAACAATATGAAAGATCTTTTTGATGAATACACTAGTTCATTAGATGATTATCTAGATATCATATTAAGTAGTGATGCTTTACCAGATGAATTACTTGGAGACATGAGTGATAAAGTTGATAGTATTAAAACTATTATGAAAACTATATTAACTAAAAAATGGATGACTGATAATGGTTATATGCCTGAGATTAGTCAGTTCTTAACAAGAGATGAAGATGGTAAACCAGTATTCAATCTGTTAGAAGAATATGCTGAGTATAGTAAAACATTAGCTGATGTGATTTTACCATTCCTTAAAAGTAATAGTAAATTTGTAGATAAGCTTGATGAAAAAATAGAAAAGATAGAAAATGATGAAGATGATGACGAAGATGATAGTGTTGATGATGACAGTACCGATAGTGGTGATGTTGCTGCTACCAGTGGTGATAGTGATACCGGTGATACTGATGAGGATGTTGGTGACACTGAAGAGGGTGTAGAAGCTCCTGAGGAAGAACCAAAAGAAGATGATGAAGATATAGAAATATAAAAAAATAAAATATACTAGGTAGCTTATAAGCTACCTAGTATATGTGTTTAATATTATACCACAGTTTTAGTTAATATTTCTATTAACTCTGGGTAGTCTAATGCAGAAATAATGAGTTGTTCGTTCACAGGCACATTATATGGAAAAATACCTATACTTAAACTATTCACTGGATTGATTCTAACTAATTTACCAGAAGTAGTTAAAATATATTCATCACCACTTTCTATATGTTCAAACTTAATGACCATAGGAAATTGAATACCAGGTACTTTGATATTTAATTCTATAGGTATTGCTAGTTTATATTCTTCAAATAGATCTTTTATTTTAGATTCATCTAAAGTTACTTTAGGAACCATAGTTATTTCAATCCCACTATCAGCAATAGATGTATTATTATATCCCGGATTAATACCTACCGGTCGACCATATGGTGTATTAGGTTTATTATTATCAAATTCTGGATGCATACCCATTGGTCGACCATATGGTGTATTAAATGGACTATTTGGATTATAACAACCACTATTAAAAAACGGTGTACCGATAGCTTGTGCTCTCCTTTGAAATGTTGTTGTGCGACCATATACATCTTCATTTGCACTATTTATTTTTTGTTCTTCCATTTTATTTTCCTTTTCACTTGTTACTCTATTTATTTTAATTTCTAACTCATCATCCAAATCAGATAGTAAATAAACCATAGTCTTATCATTAGCTTTAGTTAATAACATAACCTCTGGTTCATTACGTCCATTAAAAATGATATCAAGATCAGGATCAAAACCGTTATTTATTATCTCTATCATTTTATCGATATACTCTTCTTTACCCTTAGCAGTTCTTCTATCATTTTTCACTAATATTTCCTTTAACATATTTTTATTTAAAGAACTATAATTTTTAGCATTTACCAACATTTCATAATAGGTATTAACTAAAATTATTAGTTCAGTATAGCTAGGTCTATGTTCAGTAATTTCGCTATACCATGATGATAGATCATGAAATGTTTTAATTCCTGCATTTAAGAAATTATAAATACTTATGCGGTTAGAATTAATATTTTTAGCATCGAATACTGTTATGCCGGCAGGAATATCTGCTAAATCTTTAATAAAGTCATAAGTTAATACACCATCATCATAGGTATACTTTACATACGTGAGTGCAATAGGTTGTGTATGTGTCATATGGTTATATTCTAAATCTTTTAATATGTTACCACTATCTGTCTTTATAACAATATTTAGATCATTCATATCTCTAATGTAGATCTTTTTTATTAATTCAATACCAGAATCAATAATAGCATTAGTTATTGGTATCTCCCCATTACCTTGGTCTTTAAGTTCATTATGTACTAAGCACATATTTAAAATATGTACCAACTTGTAATAACCTTTTTCATCTCTACTAAACTTTAAATCATTTTGTCTTAATACAAATTCACCTTGTAACATTTTATTTCCTTTTTTCAATTATTGTTATTCTTATCAATATCATTTTAATATACTAGACAGATTATAATCTGTCTAGTATACACTAATTGCTATCTACCAAATTTAGTTCAATGATTATATCTTTATCTTTACAATAGATAATATCATTTTCTATTTTAATAACAGAATCATTGTTTATTCTAATATTTATAGTTGGACTAAAATTATTAGGATTAGGACTATTAGAATTTTCATCTTTATTAATAATTTCTTTAAGATCCATATAAATATATTGACCGTTATCAAAATCATACTTAGTTAAAGTTCTATTTCTAGAACTAACATTATATTCCTTAATGATTTTATTATCATTATCGACTTTATATGCCTTAGCTGGCACAACTTTGATTACACTACCTAATGTTTTAAGATTAAGTATTTTTATTAACTCTGATAATTTTTTATCAGGTGTTATTTTATGTTCACTTACTAATGTTTGTAAATGATCAAAACTAAAAATAGTACTACGCTCATATATTTTCAATAAGTCGTTATAAAATTCTTCACTAACATTTTTCTCAGTACAATATTCATCAATAACATCTCTTTCAACTCTATCGAATTCAATATGGTACCTGATTCTACCAGGTCTATCCCGTATAAATCTAGATACAATATTTTTATCATTTTCTGTTAAGATGAACATCTTTTTACCACCAAGACTATTGGAAAACATAGTCAACATATTCTCCTGTACATATACAGGAAACATTTTACCGAATTCATCAAAGATAATTATTGCATTATCTAATTGTTCTATAAGTTCAGCTAGTTCTAAGTCACCATTAATATTAGATACAATAACAACATACATGTTATCTTTAAGTGCTAAATTACCTATCATATTAGCTAATTCACTTTTACCACTACCAGGTATACCTGTTAATAATACACCTAGTGAACCTTCTTTAAGTTTAAAGGTATTGTAAAAATGTAATGCATAGTTGGCACTTTTACCATAAATATGTTTTGGTACGTCAAGATATGGTTTATCATTTAACACTAATGTATATTGTTTATTTTCTAATTTAACTACTTTATAAACACCCACAGGCATATTCACAGACATAGTTAATCCTTAAAGAACTTTAACATAGTATCTGTTAAATTATTAGTTATGACGATAGCTAAATTATTCAATACATATTCTATTTCTGGGTTATTTATACTAACATAAACTTTTTCACCATTTATAAAAATATAATCAATATCTGTTACATCAGCATCTGCAACTAATTTCATTTCTCCAGAAATACAAAGTATGTTTATTTTTATTTTAGTTAAATTAGGAAAATCTATTTCAACCTTTAATGGTTCTAATAACTCGTTATCTTTACCACCAAGCATACTAGCTACAATACCTACATTATAGGATATAGCTTCTTTTTTTTCTAATAACAAGTTATATATTTTATTTTTAACACTAGACATCTTTTTCCTTTAAAAAAGTTTTAGGAATATATACAGTACCTGTGAAATTAGCATCGTTAACAAATATAACAGATTTTAAATTTTGATAATCTATTTTAATAGTATTTCCTAATATATTCAATACTAACATCACGCCACCTCTTCTAATTCCTCAGGACCCTTAGGTGCTTCTTCTCCAAAGTATTTATAAACTTGTTTAACTAAAATATTAGTATATTTAATGCTAGTCCAAGTTAAACTTATATCTTTGTACGCATCATGTAGATGTTTTCTATCTAGATACATGATATTAAAAATAGCTACATCATCAAGATATCTAAAATGCAATAGGTTAAGTAGTGCTGAAGGATCTAAACCTAATTCAGTATTACCTTTAGCATGATATTCTTGTTTAGTAGCCTCTAACACATTTTGTGCATCATTTACAATTTCTAAATACCTAGTAGGATTTTCATTTCTAAATTCAGCTAATTTAGCTTTTAGGCGTCTTGTTATTTTCTTTCTAACTCTTTTACCTCTAGTTTCATTTTCATCTATACTAAAAAGTAATAAGAACATTACTGTTCCTAACAAAAGTTCTCTTTCAGTTACTATTCTATTTGTGTCAATCATTTATTTTTCCTTTTTCTTATAGTTGGCTACAGCTAATCTAACTTCGTAATCATTATCGTCTTTAAGCTGTTCATGATATTTATCAGAATATCTAGCCACAGCTACCCTTACACACCAATAATCATCGTCCTTTAACTGTTCATGATATTTATCACTATATTCAGCTACTGCTACTCTAACATGCCAATCTTCATGCGTCACTAATTCTCCATGTAACACATCTGTTAACCAGCTCATATCTCTGGCATCATTCAACTTAGATATATACAGATCTCTAGCTTTACCAGTATACTTTTCAGATATAATCTTTACAGCTTCATCGTATGTACCTTCAAAACACCCTATTTCATATATACTATCTTTGATAGTTATAACTCTTTTCTTCTCACAGCAGTTTATAGCGAACCCATCTATAAATGGTCCTTTTGTAGTCACATTATTCATTTATTTCCTTTTTGTTTGTATTGTACCGAAATATCCGGATCCCTATAGGGACCAGAATAGTTCACCAATAACAATACCATACACTAGTGCGTTATTTTTTTCTTTCTATAGTGAAATTACCTAAGATATTTTTTCTAATGATATATACACCTACTTCATCCATAAGAATGATATCATTAGCTGGTATACGTATATGTAAGTCTTCAATAATCTTATAAAATCCTTTATATGATTTTTCAGTTACGCAATAGATTTCTCCTTTAGGTATTTTACTTAGTTGTAATCCTAATTTTTCATTATTGATATAACCACAACCATATGGTTTATAGATTAAACCAATCTGTCTATGCATTTCAGCTTCTGCTAAATCCTTAACTTCTAAGAATTCTTTTATACTACGTTTTAATACTGCAAATGCATCATTAAGCGCTGTTTGGTATAGTTCAGTTTTTGATTCACCTACTCTTTTAAGTAAGTATTCATTTAAAGATGGATAATCTTCTATAAATGATTCTATCTTAACAGGACATCCATTAGTCTTAAACAGTATATCATTCACAAACCCTGTAAAATATCTATCTAGTGTTTTGATATACTCTTTATCCATCTCTAGACCAACCTCTTTAGATACAGCAATCAACTTAGGATGAATATCTTTAACATCTTCTACACCAGTAAACAAATCTACAAAGTGATCCTTTTTAATATTGCGTGTTATTTTACAAAAACTACAATTAGCTAATCTAGTTAACAATATAGTTGGTGCAAGGTTAATATCAGTCATCATACCTGGTGTTATAATAGTAGGGTCTTCAATAGGATCATGTTTATGTGGTTTTACCATGAACAATTCTGCTGCTATCATGGTTTTATTAAAATCACCAGTAACAGGACAAGCTACTGTTCTAATGTCTTTATCCATAGAACCATCTTCATTTTTTATAAAGCTATAATGAACATTAGAAATAACCTCACCACCATTACCAGTTACAATATACATATATTCATCACCAACTTTTTGCTCAATAACTTTATTATCTGGGTGTATAAATAATTTATACTCAGACCCTAAAGCTGGTTTAAGAACTTGTTCAGTTTGTTGTGGTTGCTGTTCTTGTAATTGTTCAGCTACTGGTGCTTGGTATTTTTTCTTATAAGTAGAACTATTATATCTAGCAGATGTAGCTCTACCAGCATCAGGTTGTGGTGAACACACGCCTTGCTGGAATGCACCAGTATTTTGGACACCCCCTAACATAGGTTGTTGTACTTGTTGCTGATACATTTGCTGCGGTTGTTGTTGGTATACTTGTTGCGGTTGTTGTTGGTACACTGGTTGTTGCATCTGTTGCATCTGTTGTTGTGCTAAACGTTGCTGATGTAGTGCTTGTTGTTCCTGTATAGACATCATTGGTTGTAGTGGTTGCTGGATAGCAGCCTGTTGTGGATAACTCATTTGTTGTTGATTTTGTTGTTGTGGGTACATTTGATTTTGATTATACATCATTTTTCCTTTTTTTATAGTTTGTTTAAAATGTCTTTATTATATTTTATAATATAAATTACATTAAGAACAGCATTTTCTTTGTCATATTCACCATCCATGATCTGTAATAAGTTTTCATCCAAATTACTTTTTTTAATAATACCAGTATAGGTATTTTCTATCATGTTAGTTAGCTCGTGATATATACCTTCTGTATATAGATTATATAACAAACTAAAGATGAAGTTTAGAAATACTGTTTGTTCCTTTTCATTTTCACTATACACAATTTCCATTATTTTTTCTTTGCCTAATGTACTGTGCATCATACCTATGTTTATTTTCAAAACTTCATTTATTTTATTGTTAACAATATTTAATTCAGTTTCACCTAAACTATCTATTGCTGACTTAAACGCATTATATATATTAACGTTAATGGACATGGTATTTCCTTATATGTTGATGTTACTTCTAATTTAGTAATATATGATTATATTTTAATTCAATTAGAAATTAATTCTAAAATCCTATCTAGATTTTTATCTTTTTTAAGTTCATCTAACATTATTTCTTTATTAGAAATTGTTAGATAAGCTGCGCAAATTCTAGAAATCATATATTCTTCAAAAGAAGTATAATCATAATTTTGAATGAAGTTATACATTTTTAGCCTAATATCATTTGGTATTGTTATATCAGGCATCTATACTATCCTCGCTTTCATTAACTAAACTTTCAGGTACTTCATGTTGACCAGTTTTAGCTTTTAATAGGATATCTAATTTATCCAACTCTTTTTGTCGTTCTTTAGGTATAATTATTCTACCAGTATTTATATTAAAATCCATGAACATATTAGCTTTAAATCTAGGACTAATAGCACTTTTAGTTAAAAACAATACTGAACCAAAATAGATATCTTGTGCTTTTATAGATTTCATAGCCTCTGGTAAAGTATTCTGTTTAGAAATTTTTACACCATTACCCTTACTCTGGTCACTAAGTTTATTAGTGAACATATATTTAAGTTCTGAAGACGCTGAACTACTAGCTACCTCTAAGGCAATATTCATACCACCACTTAACACACTAAAGAATTTCTTAGCAGAAAAGTTATCTGAAAAATACTTATTGATCTCTAGATTACTAAGTTCTTTTTTACTACTTTTTCTATTGATATCGAATAGAGTCTTATTGATACCTATAATGATGTCATACATTAGATAATATAGTATATCTAAGTATCTGTTATTTAAATCACTATTATACATTTTACTATTCATAAGCCACATATTATAATTACTTAAAATAATAGCTAATAAATCATAAAAGTCATCTACCTCCATACCAGATTCATTAAGTTTTCCTTTTATAAGCACATCTATATAACTTCTTAGTGTAATAAAATGATCGTTCATATCATCAAGTACTTTGTTTATAGAATAACTATTTTTGAAAACTATTCTTCCTAGGATGATTCTCCAAAACATTTTTTCATCAGTTACATTATGTGTATCTAATAATGTTATAATATCATAAACTGCTTCTGGGAATATATCGAAACAATACATAATACTAAATGTAAAGTTATCTACAAAATCTTTGTTAGAAGCATTTATAGAATCATACGGGATAGCTATTTTAAGGTCGTGTGGAGTATAGTATGTGTCTTTAAGAACTCTAGGTCTAAGTTTAGTGCTTTCATAAACTCTATGTGTATCTCTGTATTTTTCTACATCATCTAATGTAAAAATAACATCTTTAATACCAGCATATTTTTCATACGACTCTCTTACTCCTTTCATACCTAAAATATATAAGTTAACAGGCGGAACAACTTGTCCTAAGTTATCTTCTATATTTCTACCAACAGTTTTATAAATATCACTATGTATGATCTGTCCAGGTGTTCTAATACCATCCACTATAAAATTTCTATCTACTCTTTCAAATATCAATTTAGCTCTTAGTAATCTAACAAATATATTTTTATAAGTAGGTGATATAACAGTATCTGATAATACAGAAATAATATTATAAGGTGTGTTAGAGATCTGCATTATATTACCCTTAACAGCATAAGGTAAATATAAATGTTTATTAATAACAACACCGTTATATGTAAAACTATATTCTACAGTATATAAACTAGATACTGATATATCATAGTTAACTCTATTATCCCTACCACCGTATACTTTGTTAAATTCTTCTTTAGGTGTTAATTTACGCCAACCATTATAAGTTAACGGTATACCCTCAGACATAGCTGAAATGCCGGACATTATAATTTTATTTAAATACTCTGGTGCATATTTAAGTATAATATCATTAACTCCATCCATTATTTTTTTATTAGTTTTAGGAGTATGTTGCTCCATAATATTAGCTAATAGTTGATTCATAATTTTCCTTTTTTTGTAATACTACTAGAAGACATCCTTAGCTATAGTCATAGCGCCATTTATAACTTTAGTTCCGATATCAAGACCACCTTTTACTTTATCATTTTTATATTTTAACTTTTGCATTTCTAAGTCATGCTCTTGTTTATTAATAGCTGCTTTTCTTTCACGTTTCTCACGTTTTAATTTTTCTTCTGCTAACATAGCCTCGTATTCATATTTACTACTAATTACATCTTGTTCACGTTTAAACTTTTCTTCAGACATAATGCGCTCACGTTCAAATTTAGCTTCGGCTAATATTTGTTCTCGTTTAAACTTTTCTTTTTCACGTTCATATTTTAAAGTTAACTCTCTGCTCTCTTTCTCGTACTTAACTAAGTCTAACCTATAACCAGTTAATTTATAAATAACACTAATATAGTCAGCGACATTCTTTCTTTTAATCATAGCTGCTTCATATTCTAATTTAAGTTTTTCTAAAGATAATTTAGTTTTCTCATATTCTAATCTCTCTTTATCTAAAACCAACTTATCTTTTTCAGTATTAGCTTTGTTGATTTCATTCTCTAATTTACTTAACTCGCTCTCGAATTTCTTTTCCTCTATTTTTAATCTAATATCACCATTATACTTGGCTTCGTCATATGTTTTATAAATACCTAACTCTGGTAATTTAGATAAGTCATTAATGTTTATACTTGTAGCAGTTTCTGAGAATTGTGATTTAACAGCTAATACACAACCATCTGGTGTTACACCATCTGCTGATGAAACTATTTTATGTACATCACCACCTATATTAATGAAATAACTTTTACTAATATATCCTCTTTTAGTATTTTGTTCACTATGTTCTTTAGAGATGCTGTTATCAGTAATGTCGATACTGATAATATTGGCAGGCATATGTTTAATTCTTTCTTCATGTGATAATCTATCACCACTATTACTATAAGGGTGTTTAGGTAAATTATAATAATCATTACTAGTAATAATGATATCATAATCCTTTATATATAAACTACCATTATCAACTATCTGTTTCTCAGAAACAAATGAACCATATCTAATAGTCACAGGCATTCTAAAACTATTAGATATTTTTAAGTTTCTAAACTCTTCTATATATTTATCAAGATCTTCTGTTTCAAATTTAATATCTGGATCATCTCTATATACTTTTAATACATCATAAAGCTCAACTCTACTGTGTATGTTAAGAGTAAATTTCTCTACGATCATAACACCTCTGTTACTGTTATCGTTATTCATTCTTCTAGTGAGACTACTTATCTCATTATATGTTCGGATAGCAGTAGCTATATTATTACGATGGACTAATTTTAGACCAGTACCCATAGTGCTAAATGCACTAAGGGTATAGTCGTTACTTTTATACATTTCGTTGTCTCTACGAACAATTTCCACATTTTTACCTTGCGGAATATGCGTAGCATATACTGCGTCTTCATTACATGATTCAGGAATCATGTACTGACGCACACATAAAGGTCTAGCGTGCATTTAGTTTTCCTTCTGGTATATGCAACTTGCAACAGAGCATATACAATATTTAATAGTAGCAATCCGTCGATCACCCTATTTAAATAATATATAGTTATAATTTATCCCAATCAGTTATAATTATACCCTGTGAGGAAACTAAATACATTATAAGGTATTTGTATAGAAAAACTATTTAAAGTCCTTCTACATACCTTAAAATGCCGTATACACACATATATGTGTTACGAATGTCTTAAAAAGGGATATTAGTTTTCGGTTATAACATTAGGTAGGTAGCCTATTACTTATCTGTTATCTGTTATAACTCATATTATACTCTCAAGTTAAAAAATTATTCAAGTGTATTTTAGTATTATATTTAAAATACGGTCAAAAGTGCTATGCACCCTAGGGAATCCTAGGATACATGGCTTAAACTTGTTTAAAGTCGATAGGAGTACTACCAAGAGTATCTTGTAAATTAGTCGCAACGATCGTAGTAAGAACTGGTAAGTTACATACATGAAGGTAACGATTCATAGAAGTTAACTCTCTACTAGTAGAACCATTAACAGTACGAACAACATCTGTAGTGATCGTTGGAGACCAGAAACATTGACCGAAGTTAAGTGGGTTAGCTTTAGTATTTCTATTACTATCAAATACACCGAATGTAATGAAGATTTTATTACGTACAAGTTGGTTAGGTGTACTAACAACAACTGCTTCATAATCTGTACCTAAATCTACAGCACCATCAGTACCAGTGATATAGTTAGCTGTAATTGGGTCTGTACCAATGATTACAGAAATTTTACCACCAACATTACCATTAAGAACTTGGTTAGCAACAGCATAGTTAGATTTAATAGCCATATTGATTACTTCATCTTTAATTCTGTTAACAAGAACAGCTTTAATATCAGCAAGTCTATCACTTGATTTGATAGAATCAATGTGTGAAGGCATATCAAGGATTACTTCATTATAGTATGCGTCTACGAAATATTGACCAACACCCATAAGAGCTGCTGAACTAGCAACACCATTGTTAGTTACATTATTAAGCATATCAGCATAGTTAACTAGTGTTTTAACTGCATCAATTGAAGTTTTAATACCAGCATATGTGATTTGGCTAGTGAGTCTAGCTGCATCATTATCATCACCAGTAGCATTGTTAACTGGAGCAAGTACAGAAACACCTGATCTAAGTGGTACTGTATAGATTTGAGTATATCTATCAGTAGTAACAAGTTGACCACGAGTTCTAAGGTTAGATACAGTTCTGTAAGCTTCTACAGTATAACCTTCAAGTTTTACAGAATCAATAACAGCTTTAATAGTTGCATACTCAGAAGATGTACTAGGAAGTACGTTACCAGCTGAATCTTTAACTTCTACAAGTTCCATAGTTGAAGCGTAAACAGCGATGTCACCAGATTGAGTATTAGCATCACCATGAAGAACCATTCTAAGTCTGATAGTATAACCAGGATCTAGTTGATCAAGGATACCAGAAGCAGCACCAGTTACAGTAGTAGTAGAACCAGTTACAAGTTGAACATATTCAGTACTGAATGTTAGTCCAAGATCTTTATTATGGTCTTGTGTAGTATATGTAAAGTTACTATGTGGGAACATAGAAACAGGTGTTGCAAAATATTCTGTTACTGGATCAGTTGAATCATCACCATCGTTGTCACCAGTTAGTGAGAAGAATACTTTATCAAGAACTAAACGTCTATCAAGAGCATCAGTGTTATCCATAACACCTTTAGCAAGTTGTGCGTCAGTTTGTGAAATACCAAGAAGTCCGATAGTTTTACCAAACGCTAGTGGTGCAGTAGTAATTTCTTCAGTACCATTAGATTCTACGAATTCAACAATGTTTGGAAGAAGAACACCATTATTTTCAGGTCTTACAACTGGAATAACTTTATTTTTATCATGACCAAAAAGATCATTATCATAAACAGCTTTAACAATTGGAGTTTTGTTAAATTTATTTTTATCAGGAGTACCATCTGTAGATCTAGTGATTTCATTATAGAGTGAAGTAAATTCACACTCAATAGATGCACCAGAGATAACTGGGTCAATTACGATAGTTGGGAAAAATGCTTCACCAAATTTATCTTGTGTAGCAGCCATGAAAGAACTAACAATTGAAAAATAGATTGCATTGTTAGTAGCTTGTCCATCATATGCTTCTGTAGAAAGAGTAGCTGCATCTAACATATCTTCAACACCAAGAACATCAGCACCAATAACATCAAATTGACCATTAGCAGTAACTTGTTTAGGGTTAACCATACTATCACGTGCAGCAGCAGGATCTAGTGCTAATGCAGCAATTTGCTTAGCAGCTTTATATTGTGCTTGTGTAAAATCTAAACCAGCGAATTCTTCAGAAGAAAGAACCATGTTCAATGTACGATCAACTGTATCTGAAAGTTTTTCAGAAAGAACTGTTGCAGACTCTTTAGAAGCTGCATCCATGCTTTCACTAGAGATTGCGTAAGTAGCAATTTCTCTTCTATTGTTAAGGTTTTCACCTTGAATGTTTGTTGCTAATGTACTTAGCATATCTTTAATTAACTGTTTTTTATCAGCCATTATGTAATCCTCACTTTATTTTATTTTGTTGTTAACAACTTCTTGAACAACCCATGTGAATAGACTTGCTCATCATTAAATTTACTAAACATACTATTTATGATATCCTTGATAAACTCAAGAGTACCTTCTTTACTATTTATTACCTCATTACTAAAACCATTGTGAAGTATTACAAAAAGTACATTATCAGCATTCATGAATGCGTAACTCTTTTTTGTAGTATCACTCATAGAAGTAGTTTGTGTTAATAAATTAATAACATCAAGATATTCCTGTGGTTTATTATCAAACCAAAAATATTCATATAGGAAATGACCTATTCCATTACTTAAATCTTTATAAGTAATACCTAAGTTTTTAGAAAAGTTAATATTAAAGTTTATAAATGTAGAAAGATCATATTTAGATATCTTAGATTCTAAAATATCTTTTATTCTCTTCACCTCATCCTCTGTGTACATGTGTGATCTAATATTTAATGGATTAGCTAAATTAGCTAAATCTTTTAAAACATCAAATGTAATAACATCATATATATAAGCTGGTATAAAAATAACAGCTGGTTTATTAGTACTCATGATTTTCCTTTTAGATATTGTAATATATCTTCAAAGTATTGAATATTATTTTTTAATATACATATATTCATTAGAAGAAGATATAATAATAAGGAATATGATATGAGTAAGAAAATGGATATATTACTAAAAAGTATAACATTACTACATAGAGAAAGAGAACTAGATCTAAATGGACAAGATGATAGTAGTGATTTAGTAAAAACTGTATTGAGTTTATTCGGTACTAGTAATAGAGATAATTTAATGGGTGGTGAAAGCACTATATTAGAAGATTTAAAATATCTTATTAATGATATGATAAATAATCCTGATAACTATGATAAGATTTCATTACTACAAAGTTTAGAGCTTATATTTAAAAATAACCCTGATATGATTAAAGTAGTTAATAATGCTATAGATAGAGATTTTAGTCAAGCTAGTTTAAAAAGAACTATTATTAGTCTAAGGAATACTTTAAATAACTTCTATAAAGAAGAAGAATTAAAGAATGCTATTAGTAAAGCTAGTTACCAAATAACGACTGGTAGGTTAGATGGTGACAGTATTACTAACTATACACAAAAATTACTTACTACATTAGAGGCATTAACAACACAAACTAAAACTAAAGATCCTGGTATTGTGGATGAGATAGACATGAGTGATGAAGATAATGTTTCTGTTACTGTTGATAAAGTAAAAAATAATATAGATGGCGGTAGTAAATTAATATCTGGTTGGAAAGAACTAAATGTTATGACACAAGGCGGTTTTCGTAGAGGTGAATTTTGGATCATTTATGCCTTACAGCATAAATACAAGTCAGGGTTTACTAGAAGTTTATTCATGCAGTTAGCTTTACATAATACACCAAAATTAACAGACCCTAATAAAAAACCGTTAATGGTATTTATCAGTTTTGAAGATGATGCTGATATTATGTTTGATTTTATGTATAAATATTTATATTATAATGAATATGATAAATTACCAGATTTAGCAGAAGTAACTGGTGCAGATGTAGCTAAATATATTAAACAAAAATTAACAGCTACTGGATACCATATTAAAATATTACGTATCAATCCTAGTGATTGGACATATAAAAGTTTATTTAATAAAATATTAGAATATGAAGCTAATGGTTATGAGATGCATAGTTTATTTATAGACTATCTTTATAAATTACCAACAACTGGATGTGTTACTGGTCCAGCTGGTGTAGATGTAAAAGATTTATTTAACAGAGTACGTAATCTTTGTTCTTCTAAAGGTATACTAGCAGTAACACCACACCAAATTTCAAGTGACGGTAAACAGTTAATACGTAATGGTGTTCCTGATATTAACTTTGTTAAAGAAATAGCTGGTAAAGATTATTCCGAAGGTAGTAAAGGTGTTAGTCAAATCGCTGATGGTGAGCTCTACTTACACATAGCCAGAATAAAAAGACAACCATATCTTACGGTACAAAGAGGTAAACACAGAACACCTGGTATTCTAGATGA